TGCGGAAGACATGAAGAAGGCTTACATGACCCGTGTATCTCGGATGAACGCTGTGGAGTTGTTCCAAGAGCTGATGCGTGTGCATACTGAATCTGCTCGTCTTATGCAAATGGCACAAGAGGAGTTAGAGAGGGTGCGTAGCCAGCTTGAGCAATACGAACCTATCCACTAGGGAGCAGTTAAGGGCGAGTAGGGTTTGGCTTCAGGGAGAAGTCAGAGCTGCGCTTCTTTGTAAAACCAAGAAACAGAAGATTGCTTTGGTTGACAGATGGAAATTGCAGTATTCGCCCATAACTGTTCAGGAGCTACTGAATGTGGCTAGAAACAAAAAGACTGCCGGGGACATCATTCATTGGAACTTAGATGAAATTTAATTTACAGCAGTTCTATAAGTTCTGTGACAACCTTAAAATTGAGACTAAGGAGCAAGGTCTTAGGAACATGGACCAACTCCTTGGTTCACAGACCTATGTCATGGAAGAGATTAACTCTGGCTTGGCTAACGGTATTCACTTCTTTGTTATTTTGAAAGGTCGGCAACTAGGTATTACCACCATATCCCTTGCGTTAGACCTTTATTGGCATTTCACTAACGCTGGTCTTGGGGGAACACTTGTTACAGATACCGAAGAAAACCGAGATATGTTCAGAGGAACACTCGGTGCATACATGGATGGACTCCCAAAAGAGTACAAAATCCCCATGCTTGCCCACAACAGAAACTCTTTGTCTCTCAAAAACAGAAGTCGTATCTTCTACCAAGTCGCTGGACTTAGAGCCAAGGGTTCTCTCGGACGCGGAAAAGGCATCACATTTCTTCACGGCACAGAAACATCTTCTTGGGGTGATGAGGAAGGTCTGGCTTCCCTCTTAGCCTCTCTTGCTGAGACTAACCCTGAGAGACTCTACATATTTGAATCTACTGCCCGTGGCTTCAATATGTTCCATGAGATGTACGTTACTGCTAAACGAGCGCGTACTCAGAAGGCAATCTTTTGTGGCTGGTGGCGCAATGAGTTCTACTCTGCTGACCCAGACTCAGACATCTACAAAGTTTATTGGGACGGCAAACTTACCACCGAAGAGAAAGAGTGGACACGGGACATTAAAAAGCTGTACAACTTTGAGGTCAACTCAAGACAGATGGCTTGGTGGCGCTGGAAGATGCTCGAAGGTATCAAAGACGAATCCTTGATGTACCAAGAGTTCCCACCCACAGAGGACTATGCCTTTGTGATGACCGGCACTAGCTTCTTCTCCATATCCCGTTGCACAGATGCAGCCAAGATTTCTAAGAAGCTCTCCTATGATTGTTATCGCTACGTCTTTGGCGCTAACTTCCAAGACACCCAAGTAGTCAAGTCAACCGAGCGCTTGTGTACCCTAAAGATATGGGAAGAGCCGGTAGACACCGCCTTCTACGTCATTGGGGCTGACCCTGCTTACGGGTCAAGCGACTGGGCTGACCGCTTTTGTATTCAGGTCTATCGTTGCTACTCGGACGGCATGGAGCAAGTAGCTGCTTTTGCCACTTCTGAACTTAACACCTATCAGTTTGCTTGGGTCATAGCCCACCTTGCTGGCGCATACAAGAACTCAACGCTTAACCTCGAAGTCAATGGACCGGGGCAAGCGGTCATCAATGAACTCAAGAACTTAAAACGCCAAGCGGCTGCTATGGCTGGTGACATGGGCAGACACCTCATGGATGTCTATGGCTCAATGTCCAATTACATCTGGCGCAGAAACGACACGATGGGGGGAATGTCCAACTCTATCGGTTGGCTGACAACAGTACAAACCAAAGAGCGTATGTTGTCTTACATGAAAGATTACTTTGAGCGCGGAATGATGGCTGTCTACGACATGGACACCTTGGAAGAGATGAAGACCATTACCCGTGAGGGCGGCTCTATCTCTGCTTCTGGACGCAACAAGGACGATAGGGTCATAGCCTCTGCTCTGGCGGCAGCCGCCTATGCCGAGCAACTACAACCTCGCCTCATCAGCATGAAGATTAGCCGACAAGTCTCTAGAGCTTTAGAAGACAAGACCCCTGAAGAAGTGGCTGTCGGGCGCAATGTCTCAGACTACCTCAAGAGGATTGGCGTATATGGTCAGTAATGTCTTACCCAAGCGTGAACTCCTAAGAGTCATAAAACGCTTTATCAAAGACCAAAACAGAGGCATATCTATCAGGCTTTTTGCCGAGCTGTGTGGTGTTGACAAAGACCATTTACTTGATGTCTTCTTTTTTCGCACACGCACTCTGACCGAATATATGCAGATACGAGTCAACAAAGGCTATCAATCATGGCAAAAAGGCGAAGTAGCCGTCATGCAAAACAGAGACAAGACACGGTTCGTTGAATACAGACGCGAACCAAAGCCCCGACTAGCCCGTACAACGGGTTTACACCTAGTCAATGGGGAGATAAGAATTAAGGTAGGGGTGAGCAATCGCGGTGATTACTCAGGTCAGACCTTAGATGAAGCACTTGAAAGGGGATAACTATGGCTGTGCTAAAAGACTATAAATGCGACAAACACGGATACTTTGAGAGTATGGAGGCGAAATGCCCAATGAAGAACTGTTCAGAGGAAGTCTATGTTGTCTTCTTGCAAGCTCCGGGACTTATCTCGGATACGACCAAGAAGAACGACAAAACAGTCAAGCAATTGGCTATGGACTTTGACATGACCAACATCAAGTCTACCCGTGAAGGCGAGAACCAAGCGGGATTCTTTACTCGTAAAAATAAAACTTCTAAGCGTCAACTTGAGAAAGAAGCTAAGATTGCCGCAGAGCGTCCAAGAGAACCGCAGCCTAGAGATGCTGCTATTTGGGGCGGTGGTGGAGGCGTGGATATGAAGTCTGCCTTGTCTGGAAGATTTAATAGACCCGTTGGTCCTCAACTTGGCAAAGAAACAGAGGTTGTATCAGTAATGCCTAACTCTATGGGAAATTTGACTGGACCTAAGATGGCTAGTTATACTGCCGACCATGAAAACCTAAGTCTGAAGAAATAATGCGGATTCCATCCAACGACCTTCTTAGAGAACAGTTCTACCGTGACTTGATTGAAAAGTGCATGGTGTCCTTGCAAGAGCGCAAGAGTGACTACGGCTCTTTGCGTTCTTTCTTTCTCTTTGGCGCTGGTCCTGATGAGCCACCGTGCATCTTCAATAAAATCTATCCGCACATTGACCAACTAACATCGTTCCTCTACTCAGCAGAAACAACACGGTTTTCTATCAATGTCGGAGCTGCTGTTCCAGACCAAGAACAAATTAAAGTCCCTCGCCTAACGCTTGCGCTTAATGACGAGTGGCTTAACTCCAACGCAGACCAAGTATTTAGTTCAGCACTTACTTGGTCACTTGTCTTTAATTCGACCTTCATTAAACTGGTCTACAACAACGGCATACACCCGTACATGGTAGAACCGGGTGGTATTGGAGTTCTTAGAGAAGACACACCCTATACAGACCGGCAAGAAGCCCTTGTTCAAACTTACTACATTACGAAGTCTGAGCTTTACAACCGGCTGTATTCCCATCCCAAGCGCGAGTCAATCGTTAAGCGCATCACAACGAGCATACACACCAATAGCGAAGACTTGCCAGAAGGTCTTGACCGCATTATGCTGTCGCAGTCAAACCCTACTATGTATGGAAACGTCAACCTAGACCTCTCAGGAGTGAACCGCTACAAAGCGCGTGTAGCTGAAGAGACAGTCAAGATGTACGAGTTATGGGTATGGAATGACGAAATTGATGACTACCAATGCGTCACAATGGCTGACCCTGACATCTTCATCTATGACAGACCTGGCGAATCAATGTTCCTCAAGGGTGAACTGCCATTCGTGCAAATTTGCCCGAACCCTCAATATGATTATTACTGGGGTCAATCCGAAGTTTCTCGCCTAGTATTCTTGCAGCAGTTACGCAATAACCGAATGACTGAGATTCTTGACTTGTTATCGAAACAAGTTAACCCGCCTACAGCCCTTACAGGTTTTACTGGCATCTTAGATGAGAAGAACTTTGCTCTAAACAGAGCTGGTGGACTGCTTGCTAGCGATATGCCTAACGCTAGGGCTGACCGATTAGCCCCTGATATGCCGTCATCTCTCTTTGAGGTGATACATGAGGTGGACAATATGTTCTCAGAAGCCTCTGGCATTTCCTCTGTATTGCAGGGCAAAGGCGAATCTGGTGTTCGTTCTTCTGGTCACGCATCTCAATTAGCCCGTTTAGGGTCTAGCAGAGCTAAGAAACGCGCTCTTATTGTGGAGGATTCGCTTGAAAAGGTAGCTACGCTATACCTCAAGTTGATGCAAGTCTATGACAAGACGCATTTTAAAGACGATGAGGGGCATCAATTTATTGCCGACCAGTTTACTAGAGACTATGTAGTCAAGGTAGATGCACATTCCAACTCTCCAATCTTTACAGAAGACTTGAGACAGCTTGCATTTAACTTGTTTAAAGCCAAAGCTATTGACACAGAATCATTGCTTGACTTGCTTGAGCCTCCAATGAAACAATTGCTCAAAGATAAGCTGAAGAAAAAAGAGCAAGCTGCGGCTTCCCAACCTCAACCGCAAGAGCCTCCCAATCAGGGAAAATCAGATTTAAAGGAAATGTAATGGCAACCACTCAACAGTTGACACCTAAAGCAGACCAGCCCGTTGTAACGACAAAAGAACTTGGTCGTGCAGAAAAAGCTGGCGCTGGTGGAAAATTGCAATACAAGAATGTTGATGTTAGAGTCAACCCCGCAGTCCAAGCACAACGCTCAATGAGAGCAATTCAACGAACATAAGGAGTACATGATGTACGGTAAAAAATCTAAGCGCGGTCGCAAGTCCTGTCGCTAAACAGTTTCCCCGAAAGGGAAAAGGGTGTGGCTTCCTTCCCTACTTAAAAGGTCGCCGCCTTCAACTTTGGAGAAGACTATGCGTAAAGCTCGTAAAGGTCGTAAGAGCCGCAAGTAATTAATGGGGAGTAATCCCTGTTGATTGCGCGGTTTGACCGTTCATATTCCTTTGGGGGGGCTGGAATTTAAACTTGCTCCCCACTTGACAAATTACAATAGTCTGATTTAATCGCGACTGTTGAACAGATAGAGGGAACTTATGGCAACCGATGCAAAGATGATGGATTTGATTCGCTCACAGCAAGGTGGAGCAGGGGCAACTACCCCTGAGATGACTCCTGAAACGGAAATGTCTGATGCGTCAACTCCTCCAATGTCATCCCCAATGTCTACGCCTGAACCCAAGATGGGAAACAAAGAAGGCGCAATGGTCAACATCAGCATGGCTATGGATTTAATCGAACAAGCCTTGCCAAATTTTGGTAGCTCTTCACCTGAAGGGCAAAAAGCCTTATCTGCCTTACGCGCCTTAACTGGATTGCTTGGACAGAAAAAACAAAAAACCAATGAATTACAGCAGTCTGAGATTATTCAGATGCTACAAAACTTGCCACAAGCCGGAGGCGCTACGCCAGAAGGTCGCGCAATGTCTCAAGCCCCGGCTGTTCCAAACCTACCGCCAATGCCGGGTGCTGGTGGAGGCGGTGCTTCTCCTCAACCAACTCCAATGTAAGGAAAAATCATGGACTTGTTCAAACCCCGTGGTGCTAACAGCCCACGCAGACCTACAGACAACAACCAACAAAATGGTGTTGTTACTAACACACCTCGGTACTCCCAATTCGGTGGACTGAATTCTCCAACTGCTACTGGACCAAAGAACAAGATGCAAGTTCAAAAGCCCGGTGACGGTAAAAAAGTAATTTAATTTCGTTAGGGGATAACTATGAGTTTAGAAGACATGAGTTTTGAGCAGCGCGACCAAATGGCGTTGCTAATGCGTGAGTTGTCTGACAATCCAGAGACTCGGAAAGAAATTCTGCGCCTGACTCGTAAAGTCAAGCCCGGTCTAATAATTCCTGAGTTGGATATTGAAGACCACACATCTTCTGCCGTTTCTAAAGTTCATCAAGAACTTGAACAGATGAGAGCAGAGAAGCGCGAACAAGACGCTGTGAACGACCTTAACAAACGCAGAATGAGTTTGATTAAAAAAGGTTTTATTCAAGACGAAAGCGAAATTGAACAAGTTGAAAAAATAATGCTTGATAAGGGCATTACCAATCACGAATCGGCTGCGGAATACTGGGACTGGATGAAACAGTCTGCTGTACCCACACCGACAGGCTACAACCCAAGTGCAGTTGCTAAGTTTGACTTAGGTAAATACTACAAAAACCCAGTAATGGCAGCACGGGACGAAGCCTCGAAAGCGCTCAATGAGTTGCGGAGAAATCCAAAACCCATTGGTTTGTAAGCAGGGGATTTTTTTTCTAGGAGATAACTATGCCTATAGGTGGCGGTATCGTTCCAGCAACGGGTAGTACACAGTACACCGAGTTGACTTACGTCACAAGACGTGCGTTTATCCCGAAGCTGGTCGTACAACTTTATAACTCTACGCCCTTGATGGCGGCTTTGATTGCAAACAGTCAAACTGCTTCTGGTGGTGTTTCATCTGTAACCGTTCCCGTTCAGGGCGCTCAGTTTGTTAACGCTCAATGGTCTGACTACTCTGGTTCATTCAACCAGCCTTCAGTCCAGCAAGGTGCTTACAACGCTGAATTTGACCTGAAGCTGATGATTGCCCCTGTACCGTTCCTCGGTATGGAAGGCGCTGTTCAGCAAGACGCTGCAATCATTCCATTGATTGAAGCCCGTATGAACGATGCGACAAACGTGATGATGGATGCAATGGCAACTGCCTTGTATAACAACAGCACTAACACGCAACAATTCACAGGACTTCCTGCTGCCGTTAGCGCCTCTGGCACTTATGGCAACATTAGCCGTTCTGCATACACTTGGTGGCAATCAAAGGCTTACACAGCCGGTAACGTCAACCCAACTCGTCAAAACATCTTGCAATACATTTCTGGTACTGTGAAAAACAGCGCTGAAGTGCCTTCTTTTGGTGTTTGCGGATTTGGTACTTGGACATTACTTGCTCAAGACTTTGTTGGTCAAGAACAATATGTAATCACACCCGGTGGCGGTTTTGATGGTGATTCTAACGGTCCTCAAGCCGCTTTCCGCGCTTTGATGGTCGCTGGTGTTCCAATCTACCCAGACCCATACTGTCCAGAAGGTACTGTGTACTTCCTGAACACTAACTATCTCTCGCTCTATGTCCATGAGCAGGGTTCGTTTGTGTTTACAGGATTTGAGTCCACACTTCCAAACTGGCAAATTGGTTATGTTGGTGCTGTACTGATGATTGCGGAAATGGTTTCGACCAAGCCAAAATCTATGTCAGTAGTGTCGGGTTACAACTCTTTGTCACTATAAGGAGAAATTAACCATGTCATTATCATCAAACAAAATCATCCTATCCGGTACGTCCACCAATGCTGCGGGCGCGTATTATTTAACATACGCTGCTGGTAATGCAACTGTTACTCTTCCTGCTGGTATTTATGTCATTCCTCCTACGGCTAACGTAACGATTGAATTGAATACCAATGGTACGGGCAACATTAGCAATGCTAGCTACCAAGTCATTGTTGCAAACAATACTGGCGGTACATTCATCGCTGACGGTACTAACGTCCGGGCAAACGTGTTGAGTGGTACTCCCACTATTACGCTGTTTTCTACGAATGGTGGTCAAGCTGTTGGTAGCACTTACACAAGTTAAGGAGTCAACATGGCTAATCCCAACGCAGTTGGCAACTTATACTTAGATAGTTTTAGTAGTGGTCGGCTTGCAATCATCAAGGCAACCACGCTAAATACATCTGGTAATGGTGTTACTACGGGAATTGACTTACCACTTCTTAGTGGTGGTCTGACTGCTGGCGGGGCTACAGCCAATTCTGGCGGGGTTGTTATACGGAGAATTACCGTACAAAACCCTTCTGGTTCGGTAGCATCTGCTAACGTGTCAATCTCGGCTACTAGTGATGGCTTAAACTTGGTTACTGCTAACACAGTTTTATCAAGCGTAAATGCTGTTGGTCAGTACCAAGATATTAACGTTGCATCTCCATACACCACAAGAGTTGTTTCAGGAAACGTAACTTCAAGTCTATACGTCAATATCAATACTGTGGCTGGCAACGCTAACACAGTCGATATTATCGTATGGGGCGATGTAGTGAGCTTCTAAATCATGCAAACCTTATATGTGACAAACAAGTGGGAAAAACCCATAACATTCAATTACGAGTTCAAACCGTATACATTCCCTGTGGGTGAAACGGTGGAAGCTCCGGAAGATGCCGTTTGTCACATATTTGGTCATGGTGACCCAAATAAAGAAAATTACATGGCGAGGTTGTCGCTAATTCAAACAAAAAATGACATTCCAGAAGGTTTGAAAATTTTGTCTAAATTTGAAATCTCTGACAGACCGCCTGTGAAAAACCACTTGTTATCCCCGGTGGTTGAGCGAGTACCCCTTCCTGCAAAACGGGTTGGGGGAAAAGTCAACGAACAACACGATGGATAACGCATGGCTCAGACACTCCAAGGCTATATCACGCAAGTTAGATATTTGCTCCATGACGCGCAATCTAACTTCTACACTAATGACCAGCTAACAGGCTACATCAATAGTGCGCGTGAGCGTGTCGTGCGCGACACAGGGTGTTTGAGAGCCGTGCAAGTAACCCAAGCGCCAGCACCTCCAGTAGCGGGTGGCAATAATCCAGTCATTTGGTCAACTGGTCTTGTTGTTACTGCTAACCAATATGTCTTTTCTAATATTTTTATTTACAAGATTATTGTGGGTGGAACTCTAGGCGCTGAAGTTCCTCCTTATCCTTCTGCTAATTACGTCTATCCTCCATCAGGCACTTTGACTCTGACAGATAGCGCGGTAACCTACGAGTATGTTGCACCATGCGAAGTTATTAACTTTGCTGTTTTGCCATCGGGTTTGCAGACGCTTGATATTTTGAACGTAAACATTTATTGGGGAAACTCAAGAATCCCATTACGGTATTTGCCTTGGACGCAATTTAACGCTCAGTTGCGTTACTATCAAAACTATATTGGTAGACCAATTGCTTTTAGCATTTTTGGTCAATCTCAAATTTATGTCGGACCAATTCCAGACCAAGCCTATGTAGCTGAGTTGGACACGGTTATTCTGCCAACTGCTTTGGTTAATCTGGCTGATACAGATACCATCAATGAACCATACGATACTGTTGTTCAGTTCTATGCGGCTCATCTTGCCAAATTCTATGAACAGTCTTTTGGTGAAGCTGAAATCTATTTGCAGCAGTACAAGCAAAAAACCCAGTCGGTGCTGACATCCACTTTCACAAGAAGGATTCCAGACCCGTACTCAACACCGTTCTAAGACATGGCAGCCGCAGAGCAAAAAAAATCCTACGAGGTTGTCAAACAGTTCAAGGGTGTAAACACCAAGGCGAACAGAACGGCTATTGGCGATGATGAGTTTTCTTGGCTTGAGAACGCTATGCCTATTGGCTATGGCAATATCAAAATTACTCCAACGTACTCCAATGTTGGTAACGTAACCTTTACTAGCTTAGTTACAACATTTTGTTCAGCCAATATTGGCTTAACTGATTATCTTCTTGGGTTTGAAACAGATGGCTCTGCTGAGTTTGTGCGCTTGGACACAAATGTCAAAGGCACAATTGCTCCTGCGGGAACTTTTAGTTCTTCAGGAATTAACGTATCTCAATGGAAAAATGAGCGTGTTTTGATTGCCGACCCCGCCAAGGGCTATTTCACTTGGGACGGCACAAGCCTAGTCTTTGTTGGAGCTGTCGGACAAATTGGTATTGTTCAAGCGGGAACAGGCTACACCTCTGCGCCAGCAGTAATCATCTCAGCCCCCAACAACGCTAATGGCGTACAGGCTACGGCTACGGCAACTATCGCGGCTAATGCTGTATCTTCTATAACGATTACAGAGGCGGGGACAGGATATAACGCCTCTCCAACAATTACCTTTGTAGGTGGTGGTGGTTCTGGTGCTAATGCGGTGGCTGGTATTACTACCTTTGCTACTGGTACGGTTTCAGTTCTAGTTACAGGCGGTGGAACTGGGTATACCAACGCATCTAACTTGAGTGTGACGATTAGTGGTGGCGGTGGCTCAAATGCTACGGCTCAAGGCATTGTTGCCGGTGGCATCGTTACCCAAGCCGTGATGACTAATGTGGGTAGTGGATACACCAACTCTTCCAACATCTCTGTGACTATCACGGGTGGTGGCGGTTCTAATGCGACAGCCAAAGCAATCATTAATACTGAGCCAGTAGTTGGCATACAGTCGTTTTCAGGGCGTGTTTGGATAGCCAACGGGCGCACGGTCAGCTATTCGGCTGCGGGGTCGTATAGCGACTTTATAAGCGTTTCTGCGGGTCAAGTTGTTTTAACTGATGCAACCCTACACGGCAACATTACTCAACTGTTGTCAGCAAACAACTTCCTCTACCTCTTTGGAGATGAGTCCATCAACGTCTTCTCAGATGTTCGGGTAACTAATGCTGGCACAACGCTGTTTACTAACACCAACGTCAGCGCCTCGGTAGGTTCTCAGTTGCCATACGCTATTTATCCTTACTTTAGGTCTGTTTTGTTTATGAATGACTATGGCGTATATGCCTTAGTAGGTTCTACTACAAGCAAAATCTCAGATAGCCTAGATGGTATTTTCCCTAACATAGACTTTGATTCTCCTGTGTATGCGGGTCAGGTGTTGTTAAACAACATTCTGTGCGCTGCTTTTAACTTCCGCTATACGGGTGGACTTGGTACTTCTAGCTCTAGTCGGTATATCCAAGCCATATTTTTTGAGAAAAAGTGGTTCTTTACTAGCGCAAGCGCTACATTGGCTTACATAACTTCTGCCCCATTGGGAGGAAGAATTAACCTCTATGGGACAGATGGAACATCTTGTGTTCGCTTGTATGCGGATGCGTCCTCTGCTATCAACAGTTATGTGCAGACTTCCTTAAATCCCATGAAAGACCCAATACGCACCAAACAAGCGTTGAAGGTTGGCATTGAAGCTACTTTGACTAATGCTGCCCAGTTAACGGTCACAGTAGATTCGGAGACTGGCTCTAGCTTACCGGTTTCACTTGGAGAATTAGTTATTTGGCTTAATAATCTGAGTAATCCAATACCTTGGACTAACAATAGTTCAGCGACAATCAGTTGGTACGGTGGTGCGGGATATACCCTATATAAAACAGACGCAAAACAATGGGGTAAGTATTTGGGCATGACGGTTACATCGTCAGACGCAAATTTTGTAATCAATGGGTTCGAATACGAACATGAATTAAGAGTGAGGTTTTAATATGCCAGTTCCAAATATTTTTGCAAACGTAACAACGTCAATACCGTTGTCGCAACTAGATACCAACTTTGCTACGGCAATTGTTTTGGGCAACACTTCTGTTTACCTTGGTAACACAACTACTACGCTTAGTAACTTGTCTTTGGCAAACGTCACAATGACAAGCACGGTAAAAACTACGGGTACTGGTTATCCCAAAACAAGAAATGTTTACTCAAGCGGTTCTGGCACTTATACAACTCCAGCAAATTGCACAGCCATTTTTGTTCGTGTTGTTGGTGGAGGTGGAGGTGGAGGTGGTGCTGCTGGTAGTAATGCTTCTCAATGTTCTGCTGCTTCCGGAGCTGGCGGTGGTGGGTATGCCGAGCTGCTAATTACTCCTCCATCTGCTACATATAGTTATGCAGTAGGCGCTGGTGGCGCTGGTGGTGCTGCTGGAAATAATAATGGTGTTGCTGGAGGCTCAACATCTTTTGCAACAGTTAGTGCTTCTGGAGGAGGCGCTGGAGCTGGTTCTGGTAATGGAAATTTGACGGCATCTTTTACAACAGGACCGGGTGGGTCAGGTGGTGTTGGTTCGGGTGGAAACATAAATGCTACTGGTGGCACAGGATATATGGGATGGCTTAATTTTGGTGTTGTTGTTGGCGGCGGTGGTGGTAATAGTGTTTATGGTGGGACATCAAACGCCAGTAGTCCAAGCGGTGTTGCTGGAGCTGCTGGCTCATCGTATGGAGGTGGCGGTACTGGTGGTCAAAACACGGCTGGTGACGCTGCTGGTAAAGCGGGCGGTAGCGGAAATGCAGGAATAATTATTGTTGATGAATACTACTATTGAGGTAAAAAATGAGTGATTTAATCAATTTAATCAAACACGCAATTATTAAAGATGGTGTTGTTATCAATGTCATTGAATATGAGCAAACCATTCAAGGAACTCCTCCGGGATTTGACAATGGGGTAATAGCCATTCCTGCCGACTATGTAGGTCCGGGTTGGACTTACGCTAATGGCACATTTACTGACCCAAATCCAACACAAGGGAACACAACACAAGTTGGTCCTTCTTTGTCTGAGTTAATTCTCTCTAATCCAGAAGAATTGGCAAAACTTAAAACTGCGTTGGGACTGTAATCATGGGACTTAATGCTTTTACCAAAACAGGCAACACGATAGCGTTTACGGCTAACGTGGCTGCTCCAACGGCTGTTCAATGCTTGTCTACTACGCTTGGTGGCAACCAATACCGCATCATTAACTCTGGCTCTGTGACTGTATTCCTTGGATACGGCACAAGCGCAAGCGATGCAGGAAACAATGCGGTGGTTGTCACTACAACAGGATTGTCTTTTCCGCTACTTGCTGGAACAGATGAGATTCTCACTTTTGTGCCAAATGCTTATTTCACAGGCATTACTGCTAGTAGCAATGCTGCCGTGTATATCACTCCGGGCGATGGGATGTAATCATGTTAAAAACAGTAGCAATTAGTAGCGGTGGAACAAACGGCACAGTAACCAGCATTGCAACGGGTACTGGGCTTACTGGTGGTCCTATAACGACTACAGGCACTATCTCGCTTGCTAATACTGCTGTTACTGCTGGTTCTTATGGTTCATCATCTAATACTGCTCAAATAACTATTGACGCACAAGGCAGGATAACTTCCGCTTCAAATGTAGCTATTCCACAGGGAACTGTTACATCTGTAACTGGTACTGCACCAATAGCATCTAGTGGAGGTGCAACTCCTGCTATTAGCTTAAATGCTTCTGGTGTTACGGCTGCAACTTATGGCGCTGCCACGCAAGTCCCCGTCCTTGTTGTTGACACTTATGGACGTATTACAAGCGCAAGTAATGTGGCTAACCCACAAGGAACTGTTACAAGCATCACGGCTGGCACAGGATTGTCTGGTGGCACAATTACCTCTAGCGGAACGGTTGCTATTGCTAACACGGCTGTAACTGCGGGAACTTATGGAACTGCAAGCCAAGTCTCTCAGGTAACGATAAACGCTCAAGGTCAGATTACAAGCGCTGCCAACGTAGCTATTGCTATTGCTAATTCTGCTGTGTCAGGGCTTGGCACAATGGCTACTCAGAACGCCAATGCTGTTGTCATTACTGGTGGCACGATTAATTCGACTACGCAGACAACTGGCAAATACACAAATGCCAATGTCACCTCAGTTGCAGTCACATTTCCAAATTCATTTCTAGCCAACAGTACAACTACTCTTGGCAATACCGCATTAACTCTTGGTGGCACAACGTCATCTGTTGGGAACGTCACACTAACCAATGTAACTATTGGCTCTGGCAATGTGAACGTCACTAGCACAACTGTGGCAGCCACAACCAATGCAAACGCAACTTTTTCAACATCTAGCTTGCTACTTATTCCGCAGGGGTTTATTAACGTCAGACTAAACGGCACAGTCGTGCGTGTTCCTTACTACGCGACATAAAATGCAATTCCAAGACATATTAAATCTTGTTGGCGGGGCGCTACTACTCGGTGTGGGGTGGTGGTGTCGTGAGATATGGGATTCTGTAAAGAGACTCAAGGATGGCTTGCAAGCTATTGAAGTTGACTTGGCTAAAAACTATGCAACTAAGCAAGACATTAACTCCCGCCTAGACAAGATTGATTCTGTTCTAGAGCGCATCTTTGACCGCCTTGATGGAAAGGCTGACAAATGAATATGGACACGCTTTCTTCTGTTGAGTACGGCAACGATGACTCTTTACAAGAGTTTTTGTTTGAGAACGGCTTACAGCACAAACTGTTTCAAGAAGTGTTTATGGACGGTGGCGTTACCGTGCCTATCTATCCTTTGATTGATGCTGAGACTAATAACTTAGATGACTGGCTTCTTGCTCACCAAGTTGAGCATCAAGCCTTTTCTAGCTTGTTAGGTTTGAATAATCCATTCAATATGTTGGATGTGGACTTTAACAATGAATCAGATTTCTACGATTGGCTAGCTAGTCACTTGTATATCCATCAACAAATTGTTTCTTCACTAGGACTGTAATATGGTTACAACAGCACAAGCAGCTCCCCCACCAGCGTCAAAGATGCCTGATGTTGGGGTGTTGGACACCATAAAGAAGACTCGCGGAGAAGACGAGAGCAAGACAATGAACGCCCTTCAAGTCGTTCAAACCTCTATGGCTAACCAGTTACCGCCCGGTGTAACGATGGATACCTTCTTGCGTAAGTTGGCTACTGCTCTCCAAAACCCTAATAACAAGTTAGTCCAAATTGGTAATTCAGCTTTCATACTCACTTTGATTGGTGACGGTGTTGTGCAGTTTCACACATTCTCTGCTGAACAACCTCAGAAGTTGCTTAAGAACTACTTAGGTTTGGCTAAACTTTTAAAGAATCAAGGCATAAAGAAGGCTACAACTTATTCTGATAGACCTGAGTTTGTAGACCTTGCAAAGAAGAGTGGCTTGCCTGTAAAGGTGGGTCAAAGTCAAAAGATGATGGGCAACGAGATGAAACCCGTCTATACATTTGAATTGGACTTGTAATGCCAGCAACACCTTTTATCATTTCATTTGCGGTTGAAGAAGCTATTGGCGCGGCTGTACTTGACGCGGTTGGAAGCGCAATTCTTGCTAAAGCAATCACGGGAAGCGTAAGCGGGGCTATTTCGGCTGAAGTTCAAGGCGGTGACCCTGAAGAAGGCGCTAAGAGAGGTTTTGTTTCTGGGGGTGTTAGCGCAGGGGTTGGACAAGCTGTGGGTGGAACAGCCGCAGAGATTGACCCCGTAACTGGCGTAGAAACTCCTGCAACTGGTATTCGTGGAACTGAATATGCTGAGTACGCAAAGCCTATTAGCCGAGGCGCTGGCACGGCTGCGGGGACTCTTGCTGCCGGTGGAACGCCTAAACAAGCTATTGTTGGTGGACTGGTTACTGGTGGACTAGATGTCGCTTATGGAGATACCAAGGGTGACCCATTGGCTAGTGCGGAGAAAGCAGTAATTGGCAGGACATTGACAGACTACTTTGCCCCTGCTAAGACTAGAAGCGCACAGACTGTTGGCGGTGGCACGGCTGCTCCTGAACCAACAAGCGTAACAACTACTGGGGCTGGACAAGCGCCCGGTTCTCAAGCATTGTCTCAAGCACTAAGAATTGGTGACCCCGGTGCGCCTGTTCTTGGGTCTAGTGATGCAGAAGAAGGTAGCAAAGAATCGGGGTGGAATGTCGGTTCTCTAAGATATATGGGTCAGGAGAGTTAAAATGAAAAAGATTGCCAAACTGCTTAAAGCAGACCTTAACGGTACTAGCGACTTGGCTGCTATTGCCTCTATGTTGTCGAGCAAAGGTCGTGGAAACGATACATTGCTTGCTCACATCACCCCTAGAGAAGCTCAGATTCTCAAGGCTGCTGGCGGTTCTGGCACGACTAATCCTGAAACTGGTTTGCTAGAGTTTTATGATGGTGAGGGAGGCTTTGATACGGGTGGATTTGAGGGATTAACGCAACAACAGGTAGATACTGCCACTCCTGTGCAGTCTTCAGGCGAAGTTGCTGCCCAACAGTTTCCCGATTATGGTCCTACACAGGTTACTACAACCTCTGCTGGACTGCCTTTTACGACTGCTCCAGAACGAGTTTATGAGCCAGTTCAAGCGCCAGCACAGACTCCTGTAACGCCTTCAGGCGTTCCTTATGTAGCAACGTCAGCCGACAGAGCCGCTCTTTTTGGTGAGGGTGGGTATGGGGCAAAAGCAAGCCCAACTGAAATCGAAGCCTACGCCCCAGAAAAATTTGATTTTTTGGGAAAGCTAGGAAAACTTGCTACGCCTGAAATGGCTAGGCTTGGCTTGGCTGGCGCAGGGGCTTTAGTAGGTGCAGGAACGGCTCGCAAAGCAGCAGAAGCAGGAAGAGCAGGAAAAGCCGAAATGCAAGCACTTGCTACGCCATACCAACAAACAGGGGCGCAAGTACAAGCACAGGCTCAAAGAGGTGAGTTAACACCAGTTGGTCAGCAGTCTTTACAAGCCATGCAAGCGCGTCTAGCTCAAGGCGTTGAGGCTCGTGGTGGCGTAGGCGCACAACAAGCGGCTGCTCAAATGGAAGCCTTGCGTCAATCCTTGTTACAACAACAAATGGATTACGGGTTAAAACTTTCTAGTATTGGTGACAACATTGCTATGGGCGCTATCCGCACAGGCTTACAGGCTGACCAAGCAGTTAACCAACTTACTAACTCTATGTATTCCAATATGCTTTATTTAGCATCTGGAATGTATCCGGGTGCGACTAGAACTGCTGCGGGGACTTAATATGGCAAACGAAACTCCTGAATTACCACTAACAGAAGAGCTAATGACGGGGCTTCCAAAAGCTCCCAAGGGATATGTTGGTCCTGAAAAACTTGCACCTGTAATTAAAGAAATTCAGGTTAAAAAAGCAACCGCAGAAGAAGAGCTTGCCCAATCTGATATTCGTTTAGAAAAAGCCAAAAGAGAAGAAAAGGCAACTGAAGCTGAGTTAAGAAAATCTTTTTATGAGCAAGAGAAAGCCAAAGAAGAGGCAATGCCTCAGAGAGCGGCTTTAAAACAAGCACGAGAAGAAATTTCTTCAGCCAAATTTGAACCAACTAGAGACACAGTTAAAGATATTGCTGGACTGTTTTCTTTGATGGGAGTGGTTGGCATGGTTGTTGGCAAGAAAAACGCCATGCAAGGTATGTATGCTATGAATGGCATGATGGAAGGTCACATTAAAGGTCGCAATGATTTGGTCAAGCAACAAGCGGTGGAATTTGATAAAAACTTTAAAGTCTTGCAAGCCAAAGTAGAGTCTGCCAAACAAGAGTTGGAAGAGGCTATGCGCCTACGTATGTATGACCAAAGAGCTGGGGAAGAAGCTATTGCTATTGCAGTTGCTAGGTCTGAATCTCCTTTTATCAAGGAAAGTGTTGCCCGTGTTGGTGTTCAAAAAACCATTAACACTCTTAATGACACTTTAAAAACCGTTGAAACAATGGTTAAGTTGCAAAATGATTTACAAGGCAAAGCTGATGAACGAGCAGCTAGAGTGGCAAAAGCAACAGCAACCAAGGCTGGAGTAGGAGACAGATATGGTTTTGGTGACATTGTTGCAACCAACTTAAATGAAGCGGTTGGAACAATATCAAATATTGTTAACTTGCCCTATGACGTTACATCTGGAGTTTTCCAAGGAAGAAATACAACAAACTTGTTGTTTGCTCCATTGGGAGCATTGACAAATGAGCTTACTTCTGAAGATGTGCAGAGATATAACAAAGAGATTAAAAACTTTGGTAAGTTTGCGTCTCGCGTTGTTTCGGGTGGAAGAGTTGTTCCAGCAGGAGTACAAAAAGATTTTGAAGACCAATTTGTAATTAGAGAGGGAGACTCACCTTTAACTGTATTAACTTCTTTGGCTCAAATGCGTCAGGTTATGGAAAGAGCAGCAGAAGTCAAAATTAAAAGTTCGTCTACCGACCCCGGTTTAAAACAGTTGTATGTAGATGGTTTAGAGGTGGTTCGTTCTTCTATACCTTTTACTGTTAATGATATAAACAAGTTTGCAAATCAAAGAGACCAAAACAAAACATTTAGTGATATGTTTACTGAATATGGATTGGGAGGTCAACAGCAAACTCCATCTATGCCCGCAAAGCCAGCAACTCAATCGTCTGGTAATTGGACAGTAAGGGAGAAACCATAATGGCTACCTTTGAATTTACTTCTCCAGAAGGTAAAACCTATGAATTAGCAGGACCAGAGGGTTCTACTAAAGAGCAAGCCTTCCAAAAATTTCAAGAAATGCGCCCTGAGTTATTTGGCGCAAAAAAAGAAAAGAAAGAGAAGCCGGGCTTTATTGAACGGTTTGGCGAGACTTTTCAGCCTGTCAAAGCAATAACTGAAGAGGGCATCATTCCTCAGTTGGGTCAGTACGCCAAGAGAAAATTTACTGGTGAGCCAGCTCCAAAGGCAGAGGAGAAGCCTGAGCGTCCAATGTCAATGAAAGAGTCTTTCAATCAAGTGGTAGATTTTGCCAAGAAAGACCCCGGTGCTTTTGCTGGAACATTGGCAAACGCTATTGTTGCTGACCCTGAGTTGTTGTTTGTGCCGGAGTTCTTGCCAGCAAGAGTATTAAGCGCAATTGAGAAAACATCCAAGTTAGGTGCGGCTACGGCTAGAACTGCTAGTGCCTCAACAAACGCGGCTGCTATGGCGGCTGCTCAAAGCGCTGCTAGACAACTCAATGAGCGTGGCACAGTAGACATGAATGTGTTGCGTAATGAGGCTCAAAACGCTGCTGCTATGGGTGGTGGTGTAAGAACATTGGGAGAAACCGCAAGATATGTTGCGCCCGGTGCTAAAGCCTATGCGTCAGAGGGTACGCAAGAATTATTGAGACGCGCCCGCGAAAAAGGCTACGCATTGCCTATTGGTGAAATGTCACCCGTAGGGGCAATTATTGACAAATACTATCAAAGCCCTAGAAGAGCAATAAATGAAGAGTCTTTCTACAAACAAGTTACCACTCCAACAGGAACTCAAGTAAAAGAAATAAACGCAAAGACTTTGCCTAAGATTGAGGCAAACCTAGATAACGAAATTACAGGCATTATGAGCAATCAAAAAGTGTCTGTGCCTTCAAACATTAAAAATACGCTTCAAACTTTCTTGCCATACCAAAAAGGTCGCATAGAAGCAACTCTTGATGACATAGCAAATAATCGTCAAATTAGCGGTAAAGATTGGCATGATGTTCGTTCAGAACTAGGAAAACGCGCAGCAAATGCTCGTCAGTCAAACCCTTTGATGGCACAAGACATTGACAATGTTATTAGTGCGTGGGATGCGTATGCTAAGGCAAGTTTGCCAGCTCCAGTTATTGACAGTTTCAATCGTTGGAAAGGACATTACACCGCCTATAAAGACATTGATACTGCAATCCATGCAAGTCCCACCGCATACAACAACTATTTAAATGGTGTGCTTGAGCCACAAGATTTGATGACAGCTATTAAGAGTCGCAGACCAGCCGAGGCACAAGAACCTTTTGGCGCTAAAACAAGAGGTCAAACATATACAGGCGCTTTAGGGTCAGGGCTAAACTTGCTTGGAAAAGAGCCTGTGCCAACAACCTTTTTTGGAGCGCTACCCAAGGTTGCTACAGGAGCAGTAGCTAAGCCATTACAGGCATTGGGATACACCCCTGCTGGTCAATCACTTCTTTATCAGGGTGTGCCATTCACAGGGCTAGCGCCAGAGGTCGGATACGCTGCTGAGAAAACCGCGCAACAGAGGAGAAAGTAATGCCATTAGCAAAAGGTACTAGCAAAAAGACTATCAGCAAGAACATCCGCAAGATGATGCGTGAAGGCTATCCGCAGAAACAAGCCGTGGCTGCTTCCTTGTCAAGCGCTCGTAAGACCAAGAAGACCAAGCGAGGCAAGCGTGGCTAAAAAGCAAAAGGGCATTAACCCTGACCTAGAACAAGCCATCTCCGATATGCTCAAGGCGGTGATGGTTGACCCTACGGCAAGCATTACAGACAAGACCAAGGTGATTGACCGCGCCCTAAAACTTGAAGCTATCAAGCTCAAGATGTCGGATGATGAGTGGGGTGCTGGCTTTGCTAATGTTGATGAAGAAGACGAATAGGGTTAGACTATGGTTTTCGTCAATCACAAAGGGGATAAACATGGACGGTATTGCTTTGGTACGCCTAGCGTTAGGGGTCATTACAGACCGGCTCATCACGATTTTGGTTCTAATTTCGACCAGCATTATGTGCGGTTGGACAATGTGGAATCCAACATGGGAGCGTGTGTCAACGCTAGCGATATTTACAGTTTTCAGTTATCTTCTAGTAAGAGTCAAAGAAAGGACTTCAAATGAGCAAGAACAGACCACAACAACGTGATAGCAGCATTAACCAACAAGTTGCCAAATCAATTCGCCCACAGTTACCTCAAGACACAAGCGCAGGGTTGCAACGCTGGCAGCCCGGTGAATTGCCTACTGGTGGCTTTCGTTCAGTCATTGATATGTCTGGCAACAAGTTTCCCACTACTGGTCCTTTGAACACCAAGACTTCATCGACTTCTGGTGGCGGCAAGAAGGTGTACTAATGGCTAATAACATT